GTTGAAGTCGGGAATCACAACAGTTGAGATGATTCTGGCCGACAAGCATGTATCATTGTTCTTCCCTGACCCAATTCATCGTACCAAGCAACGCGGGAGGGCGTCGCTGTACGATTTCATCAGGCCAATTGTGTCTTACATGATCGGATTCTTGTGCGGATACACCTACTTCAAGTACTATTTCGAGCCAGTCGAGCCTCCACACTCGTTGACGAGTTACGTACTTGCTGTTCTGCCATTTTTGTGGTGGATGTCGGTGTTCACACTACGCATCATGGGCGCAATGTTCTTCTTTGTCGCCTCGCTCGCGTTTTTCGCGTGGTGGGGGTTGTTGAAGACAATAATGCCAATATTGGCCAATGTTGAAGGCGCTGGCCCTGTGTTCTACAGCGGCACGGTGACGGTCTTTGACTATGTGTTGGCATTCTTGGGGTCATGGTTTGTCACTACCCAGCAATTGGTGTGCTCAAGTTACCACCATGTGTGGCTGTGCCCGGCACTGCCGCCAACGTGGAGCGAGTACATTTTCAGCTGGGTGGTGTACATTTTGTGGGACGGAGGTCCCTTGCTCGGATATCCTGTATTCTGGCAGGCAGCTGCCCTGGTATACATGAGCGGGTTTTCTATTGAGTGGATCACGCGTCGACGGACGGTCTGGAAGGTGCGACTGACAATTGAGTCCCAAGCGTTGTCTATCGCACGAGGCCAGAAGACACGTGCTACTCAGGAAACCATTACCGACAAGGTGGCTTCTACTCCCGTGGTTTCATTGGTCGAGAGCCATGTGAAGTCCACACATCCAAACATGCCCGTTGGGCTCCGCGACAAATACATCGCTATCTGCGTAATGATCACATCTGGCTGGGCCGATGGCCGGGTGGGTGTCGTAGATCAAACAGAGGGCGAGCCAGACGTCGTGCCACCCCAAGAGACCGAACGTGAGAGTCTCGGATTGGAAGGTGGCGCGAAGCGCTTGCTCAAGACACGCAACAACACTGCGCCAGCTAACACTCTGCGCGACAGTGTGCGTGTCAAGGTGAAGTCTTGGTTCCAGCTGCACGATGAAGTGCAGAAAGGACAAGATCGGACTTTACCCGGTGCTGATGAAATTAAAGAGCGTTACAGCGGCGTCGTCACTGGACCAGAACTATTTGATATCACGGAGGGTTTCGAAGGTTCGAAGGATGACGAAATCGCTGGCGTTTCCCGGCATCTGCGCAAATTGAAGTCAACGATCACAGGAGATTATCTTGAGCCTCCAACGCCGGAAGCCGAAGAACGACTTGACAACGCTACCACTATCATATGTACAATTGTGGCGGCGATTGCGAGGAGTCACGTTCTCTCCTTGTTGACATGGGCACTCCCTAAGAAATGGGGTGCTACACGCGATACAATGTACCAGCGTGTCGCAGAAGTCGGGTGGACTGTCATTACTTATACTTTGACAGGCTTTTGCAAGCTATGCGAACTCGCTCTTCCTCTTACGAAGCTACCGCGGTTGGTCGGTTCAATGGGGATGTTAGCGTGCGCTAAAGATGCAGCATTGATCAGCTGCGTCGA